CCATGCCGTTCTGAGCATTTGGCCGGGGTGGGCAATCCCCACCTCGGCCAGAAATACCCCCCATGGAAATCCTATCAATCGTAATTAAAATAATGTTACCGCTGCTAGCCGTAGCGCTGGGCCTGCAACTCATGCCCGCAATCGGAAGGTGGAACTGATGGCTCCGATCATCGTCACCGCAAAAACGGAGTCGGCTCACTACTACCTAAAGTCAGGTGAGTCGTGCCACGGCGATCTGCGATCCGCCCGCAAGGTAGGGGCGTTTCCGTCGGTAACTACAATCCTCGGAGCGGCTGGCCCTAGTAAACAGGGGCTAATGAATTGGAAAGAAGAGCAGGCGATTCTATCCGCTTTGTCGCTACCACGGAACGATGGCGAGGCCGACGGCGACTTTGCCAAACGAGTCGTATTGGACAGCAGAAAGGAAGTGGAGGCCGCTGCTGCCCGCGGTACTCACATTCATTCCTTGGCTGAAATGATAATCAATCGGCAAGAGCCGGGTGAACTGGTTAAAGGCTACGAGGAGCATTATGCGGGCCTAAAGGAATGGCGCGAGTGCTGCGTGACTAAAGTGCATGAAAGCGAGTCTGTCCTAGTCAATGAGGCGGAAGGATACGCAGGCAGAGTGGATTTGATCGCCGACATCCACGGAAAGATTGAAGTGGTTGATTTTAAAACACGCAAATTTAAGACGGATGCAAAAGGCGTCTCTAAAGCAACCGGGTATGAAACTGATATTTTGCAACTTAGTGCATACGCGTACGCATTCACGGACGAGGGGATGGCTTGCCGCAACATTCTGATCGATCCAGTCACCGGCCAGCTGCAAGAGATCCGCTACACCGCCGAGCAAGTTGCCCAGGCGTTTGAGGCGTTTACGTCGATCTGCAAAGTGTGGCGCTGGCTGAAAAAGTACGACCCGCGGGAGGTGCAGAATGATTGAAGTGCTGCCAGACGAAACCACCCACGACCAGTTGCTCAACCGCGTGCGATCGCTGGCCCGTGAGCTGGCAGAGGCGAAGGCTGCGCTGGCGGCCAGCGAGGCACGCGAGAACGATCTGATCGATCGAATAAGGAGCGGGCTATGAGGATGCTGCTTTCGTTCATCGCTCTATTGGGATTCACAACCACAAAGCTGGGCAACGCACTCATCGACTTGCGCCCAATCGCTAAGAAGATCGACGTGAAGAAGATTAAGGTGCGCATCACCGGCTACTGGCCGGGTGAGGACGAGTGGAGCAGCCGCTATCAATCGAGCACTGGGACACGCTTGCGTGCTGGCCGTCACTGCGCCGTTGATCCAGACATCATTCCGCTGTGGTCAAAGATACGCGTGATGGGCGGAAAGCGTGAATGGGTGGCCGTAGATACCGGCACAGCCGTCAAGAGCAAGAAGGCGAGCGGTGGGAAGTTGCCGGTGATCGACGTGTTTGCTGCGAGTGAAAAGCAGTTCAATGCAATGAGGTTGCCGAAGGTGGCGATGGTGGAGGTGATGAAGTGAGCACACGAGCTGCCAGACTTGCATCAAAACGCAATCGCGCTGCTGGCCTTGGCGATACCCGGCCGACGTTCCGCCGATTAGGCGTGATCGTTGGAATGTTGCGCCGGGATCTGACGCTGCCTAGCTGTGCCAGGTTGGGCGTAAAGCTCGAATGTAGCTACAAGACTATACAGCGGGACATTGATCTGCTGCGTGACTTCTTTGGCTATCCGCTTGAATACGATCGCAATAAGTACGTCTACAAACTGGCTGGGCCGCTGCCGAAGGCGGTGCTGTGAGTTTGCAGGATCTGCTCATCATGTTCTCCGCCCGCGTAATCGGCACCTACACGCCGGAGCAGTACGCCGACTGTGTGCGAGAGGCCCGCGCCAATCGCATGCGCTGGGGAATGGGGCAGTGGTGAGCGTTAAGCGTTTAACCTGGCAAATCGAAATCCTCGAGCGGGCAAAGAAAAGCCTGATCGACGGCCGCTTAGTCATAGCACGCAGTCGGCTGGATATGGCGCTGCATATTGCCAAGGAGCTGCTGAAACGGGCGCAGACGTACCAGAAGCGGGATTTGGAGAAGAAAAAATGAGGGCGTTGTCGTGGCTTCTATACTGGTTAGGAGATCTGGTTAGCAGGACTTTGTGCCGCTGGGGCTTGGCCGGATCACTTTATCAGAAACTGATGCTCTGGTCGGTCGAGTGCGACAAGGATTTTAATGTTTGGAAAGAAGTCAAACCCCGCAAAAGGAGAAAACGCAAATGAAAGATCTGGGTAAAATTACTTTTGGCAAAGCACGGCCCGCACCTAAGCAGGTTCTGGTCGACGTAACCTATGACGCCAAGACGGCAAAGGCTTTGCACGCATTTGGGCTAAAGCAGTTAAAGAAAGATGAAGAGGCAGTGATTGAGTATGTGATTAAAAAAGCGTTGAAAGGGTTTGCAAAAAAATGATCGCACTGCCCCCAGCTACCGAGGCCGTTTACCACAACGGTGCGCCGGAAGGTGAACGCAACACGCAGTTATTCCGCATGGCGTTGCAATTCCGTGACCAAGGCTTGTCGCAGTTTGATGCGGAGTCAGAGGCCGAGATCTGGGGCTTTAAGAATGGGCTAACGCAGAACGAATGCGTGGCAGCAGTAAAATCCGCTTACAGCAAGCCAGCCAGGGAGCCGTGGAGGCCGAAGGCGAAGTATGGCTATCAGAACGGGGCAATCGTGAGGGAGGATTTGCCGGTGCCACCGATGCCGATCAGCGTGGAAAGTGGGCCGGTTGATAAGTTTCTGACTACCTGTTTCGACGTGGGCGATTTCATAAATATCACAAGATCGATTAAAGATGGCGATAGGGAAAGACCCGACGGTGCAGGCGAGACGCGAAGCCGAGAGGAATGGCTAGAGCTGTTTAAGGGCGACGGATTAAAGGAGTGGCAGGGCGATGCAGTTGGAGTCTACGTCTCCATTAACGCTAACAACGGCAAGAACCGCAAAGCCGAATCAATCACCAAGTTTCGCCATTGCCTGATTGAGTTTGATGAAAGCACTTTGCAGGAGCAGTGGGCGATTATTAAGCGCAGCGGTTTGCCTACGTCATCCATCATTAAGAGCGGGGCACGCAGTCTACACGCTTGGGTGGAGATTCGGGCTGCCAATGCCAAGGAGTTTGCTCAGCGTGTAGATTTTATTTACAAGCACTTGGAGCACAGCAAACCCGATCCAGCAAACAAGGACGCAGGCAGGCTGTCGCGGTTGCCAGGCGCTATGCGTACGGCCACAGGTAATCAGCAAGAGTTAGTCGAATGTGGCGCACCGACGCTAACTTACATGGAGTGGCAGGAGCGTACGATTTACGGTGATATTCCTGAGCCGTACAGCTGGGAGCAGTTGGTAAATTTTAAGGAGGATGCCGACATAACGCAACTGCTAGGCAGGCGTTGGATATGCCGTGGCGGATCGGCCCTGTGGGTGGGGAGCAGTGGGCTGGGCAAGAGCGTGCTTTGCTTACAGGCAGCAATCACATGGGCGGCTGGGCGTGATCTATTTGGCATATCGCCACACGGCAAGCCGTTAAAGTCGCTGATCGTCCAAGCCGAGAACGATGAAGGCGATGTGGCGGAGGCATTGCAGGGCATTTTAAGGGCGCTGGATCTGACCGCAGAGGAGCTGGAGCGTGTGAAGCAGAACATTGTGATCGTGCGTGATTGTACGTCCACGGGTGAGCGCTTTGTCGATAGGATGCGTCGTTTAGGTGATAAGCATAAGCCTGATTTAGCTTGGGTAGATCCGTTGCTGGCGTTTATCGGTGGCGACTTATCCAGCCAAGAGACTGCCGGTGGCTTTTTGCGTAATTTGCTAAACCCGCTCGCGTTATCAGGAGGATGGGCGTGGATGTTGATGCACCATACTCCAAAGCCAACACGCGACGGCAGCGGTTACCAAGGACACGACAAGGCGTATAGCGGATTTGGTTCAAGCGAGCTGACGAATTGGGCAAGAGCCGTTTTAATGCTGTCGCCTTGTGGCCAGGATGAGCAAGGCACGTACACATATAAGCTTGAAGTAACCAAGCGCGGAAAGCGGTCTGGCTTGCGTCCTGGCGTTACTGCGAGCGATTTTATAGCCAGCAAGACGCAGCCTTTAGTCCACCTAAAGCATGCCGATAGGGGGATGGCGTGGATTGAGGTAGGGGCGCCTGAAAAATCAGTCGGCCGGAAGGCTATGTTGATCGATTGGGGCAAGCTACCCGAAGGGGCTAAATACAGCCAAGTGGTCGGATTTGTACAACAGGCCACTAGCTTGCAGGAACGGCAAGCAAAGGCCCGTGTGAAGCAAGCTAAAGAGGACGGATTGATCGAAGAAACTGAGGCTGGTTTATTCAGCAAAAAGGTGACAAATGAGCCATTTTAACGTTAGTGCAGTAACCCTTATTGCACTAGTGCAGTATTGCGGAGCATGTAGGTGCAGTAATAAAGGCCCTTTAGGGCCTATTATTGCACTAATGCATTACACCATTTCCATTACTGCACTAACGACTGCACTAGCGAGGTTAATTTAATATGATAGATCAGGAAGCAATCGAACGAATCCCAGCGGTTATTCCGCATCCAGCAAGCATGATGGACAGCTTGCAAGACTTGGTCTTTGAGTCATGCGATGATTTAAAGATTACGGTCACTACATCAACGGTTGCGACTATCACCAAAGTGATAGAGCACTTGATGGATAAGTCTGCAGATCACCCGGCTATGGCTAACCGAACGGACACGCTGGGGCATGCGGTCTTGAACATATCTCTGAACCGTTCGCCTGAATCTATGACGGCCGTGGCCAAGCGTTACGGCATCACTAAGCAGGCGATCAGCAAGAAAGTAACAGAAGTCTATGATCGGTTGGGTATCCGAGCACGATCGCAGAAAAGCGAGAAGGCCCGCGAATCCTACCGCAAACGGGCATACCGCGTCCACGCCAAGCGGCGGCGTGAAGCGCCTAAATTTAATATGGCCGCATTAAAGAAAGGTATTAAGAAATGAAACTACTATCTGTAATAAACAAACTAAACGAAACGCGGGACAAGGCGATTGAGCTAGTAGGCAGGACGATCGCACTGGCATCAGATGCAGGCGAGATCATTGCCGTGGCACGCACTGAAGGTAAGGACGTGCAGGCGATATGTGAGGAGGCAGGGATTACTGAGGAGGTTGGCAAGCGATACGAGAAAGTTGCAGCCACTCAGAAGCGACTAAGCAGTGGAGATGCAGATCCATGCCTTATGCGTCAGACTTATCTGCGCATCGGCATATTGCCCGACCCCATCACCATCAGCGAACCAAGCGAACCCAAGCACTTCTTGTTTCCTATTATGAAAGCAAGGCAGTGGCTTGCGTCGAGAGGCGCAAAGTTTATCGCTCAAGACAAGGCGCTCAGGGAGCAATTTCTTGCCGAAGCCGAGCCGATCGTGAAGGCTTACAACGACCTGAGGGGGGCGGCTTAGGTAGGCCAGCTTGCGTAAGTGCCTAAGGAATCTTTTAATTTTTTGCAATCTGTCGCGATGGCAAAGACTACCGATGATTTTTTGAGTAAAACGCAAAAACGTTGAATGACCTATGGGACGCCGACCAAACACCGCAATCCTTGCTCAAGCCGCCGCTACTGGCGTCGGTTTAAGGCAAGCGCGGCGCCAGCTTGAAAAAAAGCAAGGCGTGCCCAACGCAAAACCGATGAAGCCTATCGCCGGGATAGGATTAGACGGCGAGATTGATCGACTAGAATCCTTGGCCGCCACCTTGGGCGAGGCAGCCAAGGAGGCCAGCGGCTCAGAGCGGTCGTCACTGATAGGTGATTACACCCGCGTTGTGGAGGCACTGCGAAAAATGAAGGGCGACCGGCCAGACATTAACGAGGCAGAGGGCAAGATGGTGCCAATCGACGAGGCAGACAAGATACTGGCACGCCGGACTAACGCACTAATCCCGCTACTGCTTGGCATGCCCAAACGCCTAGCGCCTATCTGCGCTCACCGGCCAGCTGCTGAGATCCAGAAAGAAGTGGAGAACGAGGTGGGGCAAGTAATGCGACAAGTGCAGGCCGCGCTGTGAAGGCAGCTGAACAGTTACTTAAACGCGAGCGCGATCGCTGGAACTTTGAGCCACCGCCCAGCGTGATCGAGTGGGCCGAAAAAAACATCCAGCTAGATAGTAGGATAACCGCTCGCCCAGGTCTTTACTCAACCAAATACACGCCTTACGTGGCAGGCGTATTGGAAGCGTTGGCCGATCCGGGCGTTCATACCGTTAGCCTTTGCTGGGGATCGCAGACAGGCAAGACGCTGACTTTAGCGATCTGGCTGGCATACCGAATCGCTAACGATCCAGCGCCAGCACTGCTCGTAATGCCTAACGCGGATCTAGCTAGGAGCTACAGCGAAACGCGACTCACTCCGATTTTTGAGAAGTGCAAGCCGGTGCGGGCGCTATTCCCGTACGACAGCGACGATTTTAAAATCCTAGAGATGCAGTTTACCAGCATGACTCTCAGCCTAGTCGGATCAAATAGCCCGGCAAACATCAGCTCGCGCCCGATCTGCATTGCGGTACTGGACGAGCTGGATAAGTTTGCGCCACCGACCGAACGCGAAGCGGCCGCCTACAATCTGGCGCTAGAACGCACAAAGGCTTTCCCCAACCGCAAGCACGTACTGACTAGCACGCCGACGTTAAGCACCGGCGATATATGGCAGAACTATCAGGCAGGAACGCAGGAAACTTTTCACGTGCCCTGCCACGCTTGCGGTGAAATGCAGGCGATGGAGTTTGGACAAGTGCGTTGGGCAGATAGCGCACGCAATCCTGACGGCAAATGGGACTTACAGAAAGTGGGGGAGACGGCTGCCTACCATTGCACCAAGTGTAATGAGCCGTGGACTGAGGGCCACAGGCGCACGGCCGTAGAACAGGGCAAGTGGGTGGCAGCTAATCCCAACGCAGAACGCGGAAGGCGCAGTATGCGACTGCCTAGCTGGTACTCGCCGACCGTAACTTTCGCCGACTGCGCCAAACAGTTCCTAACTCAAAAACATTATCTGCACGGCTTGCAAGGATTTGTGAACGGATGGAGTGCGATGCCGTGGGAGGATCAGTTTGATGACGATAAAACAATCGACATTCCCGCCGGCGCATTTGCAAAAAAGCAGGATTGGGAAACGGAACATATTAAACTGGCGGCCATAGATAGACAGATCGACGAGTATTGGTTTGTAGTAAGGGCGTTCGCTAGAGATGGAACAAGCAGGCTGATTGACGAAGGCCGAGCGAGAACGATCGAGGACGTGTCGCAACATTTACACACGCTAGGCGTTCAACCAAAGCACACCGCGATGGATAGCGGATATGAGACGCAAGACTCCTACCGAATCTGCGCCCGCTACAAGTGGACTGCATTGAAGGGCGAAGAACGTCCAGCCTACTGGATTGAAACGCCACGCGGGCGGATGAAATCGGTACATTCCGCTGAACAGCCCACTGACGCGGGCTGTATGCTTTTGCTTCTAAGCTCGCCGGCCTGTCAGGACTTGCTGGCATGGTTGCGACGAGGGCAGGGGCCACGCTGGGAAATTGCCCATGACGTAAGCCCGGACTACCGCGAGCACATGAGCAGTCACAAAAAGGTGCATCGGATTAACCGCAAGACGGGCCGCGATCACTACGAATGGATACGAATTAAAAGCAGGCAGGATCACTTATACGATTGCGAAACTTATCTGGCTGGCTTTGCTGTGTACGGAAAAGTGATTAGGCCGACCGCTTCACTAGACGAGGAATCGTTGACACCTGTGGCGACGTGATGGCTATTTCCCGCAGACTCACGCGGGCCGTTGCTGTAAACTACCTGGCTCAAGCCTCTGGAGTTACCGCAAGCGCCCTAGTCCAACTCGCTACTGACCGCAATGCGGCAATGACGGGCGCAGCATCAGGCCGTGCGCTGGTAGGATCTTCAGCGGGCGGGCAATCGGCCAGCTTCCAGATCGATCTTAAACCGACAGAACGGGTTGAGCTATTTCAGGCCGCAATCGATTACCTAAATGGCGTACAGGTCACACGCACCAGCGCTTCATTTTCTTACATTCTGGATAGCTGATTATGGCACAGAAACTTTCACTCGTGGCTCGGATGGGCGCAGGCATCAAAGCGTTTGGCGCTGGATTCGGTGCAGGCATCAGCACGTTCCAACCCTACGAGGGCGCAGGCTTTTCCCGTAAGCGCCCCGTCATCTATGGGGCACACGCCCGCGATTCACGGCTAGATCTAAACGAAGCCACGCGGGTAGAACTGCTCAAGCTCGCCCGTCACATGTACCGCAACGTGGGGCTGATCAAAGGCGCGGTGGATTCCATTGCTACCTATTCAATTGGCCCAGGACTCCGACCGCAGTATCGCGGGGCAGACCAAGACTTTGGCAGACTGTGCGAGGAATACTGGCGGGACGTGGTGGTGCCGTCGCCAGAGGTTACTGGCCGGATGACCTGGACGGATATGCTGCTGGCGCTATCGCGATCGATCGACGTGGACGGTGACGTGTTTGTGATCATGACGGAAAAAGGGAAGCTGCAAATTGTGGAAGGCCACCGCGTTTGCGAAGGTGAGGATTATGGAACATCGGATGGCGTGTTCCTCGGTAAACTCGGCGAACCTACGGGATACCTAGTTCAAACTGGCGAGCTATATCGCAAGCTGGGCGCAGATACCGTGATTCACTTAATGGAGTTGGAAAGGCCCGATCAGATTCGCGGAGGATCTTCACTAGCTCGAGCATTAAACCACGTCCGCGATTTAAAAATGCTTGGCGAGTTTGAGAAGGACGCATTGAAATTGCAGGGATCGATTGCCGCCGTGATCACCACCGACCAAGGCGACGAGCTGGCCGGGCAGGGCGGATTCTTTGGAACAGTGCAAGCGCAGGATAGCGGAGAAAGCACCATCGCCCGCGAGGAGATCACGTCGTCTGCGACCATCCCACGCCTTTCACCTGGCGAAAAAATTGAGATGATTGGACCAAACAGGCCGCACGCTGGATTTGAACCGTTCGCCAAATTCCTCATTCGTGACGTGGCGATGGGGTTAGGTTTGCCTGTTGAGTTTGTCTACGACCCAGCAAGCGTCGGCGGGGCAGGCATGCGGTTTATTGTAGCCAAGGCACAGCGCAGATTTGAACAACGGCAACGCTTGCTGATCGATAGATTTTGCACCCGCGCATGGCGTTACTTCATTGGTGGCGCGATTGCAAATGGGGATCTGCCGGCCGTCGAAGATTACGCCAAGGTTACGTGGCAGACACCCAAGTCGCTGACTGTGGACGCTGGGCGCGAGGCAATGCAGGCACGCGAGGATTACAAGGCTGGGCTGTCCAGCTTGCAGGATTACTTTGGCGAGCTCGGTCAGGATTGGGAAGAGCAAGTCAGACAGATTGCAAAAGAAAGGGAATTTATCGCATCGATCGGAACAGTCACCCCGCAGACCGATGTGGCGGCCCCGGTGGAGGTAGTCAAAGAAGCACCCGCAATCGACGAGCCCACGCCCGTTAATCCTGAGAAAGATCCGAACGCAGGGCCAGACGCAGAGCTGGCGGCAAAGCCTGAAGAAGCTATTAAGTCAGAATCCTTTATTATGAAGGACGATCCAGACTTTAACCTTTCCTCTAAAGAGCTGGATATGGTTGCCAAGGCCGTAGGATTAAAAGATAAGAAACCACGAACTACCCGTAAAAAGTAGTTGTACGCACACCCTCCGCCCATACCATTAGGGCGTGGGAAGTAATCCGCCAGATTCGGCCACGGTTTACTATGATGACGGAACAATTACCGTCAGCGGCAAGATGATTACTTTAGGCTCGCCATACAACCAAACCTATAACTTGGCCACCATTGTGGGCGTTGCTCATGGCAAGGATAATAGTGGAAAATCCGTAAAAGTATTTTGGATCATTCTTGCTGTATTTGGAGTTTTCTTCGGATTATCGGATTGGCGAAATAGCATAATTCTGGGCAGTACGATTATTGCTGGATCAGTTGCTATTCTTGCAAAAATGATACAAGGGCTTGAACGATCTTACGTTGAGTTAAAGTTTGGCGGCCTGAATAACCAAATGCTTTTTATGAAAAGAATGGAACAAGCCGAGCATCTTGCCGCTTCCATTAACATGGCTATCCAAGACATGCACACGCCACCCGAGCCTGGGCAACCCGTCCAATCCGCACCCATTTTTCCAAGTCCCGTCTTTAGCCGAAACTGATTTGACACCTGTTGGCCAGCATGGCCAACAAACTCTCTAACGTATCCATCTTAACGGTAGGCGAAGCCAAGGGGCACAACCTACTGATCGATCAAACTTCACTCGAACAAGCGCTGGCCGTGGCGCTGACCATGAAGCGCATCAAAGTGACCATGGGCCACGGTGCGGAAGTCTCTGGAATCCTTGGCTATATCGATGGATTTAAGATCGAAGGCGATCGCCTCATGGGCGACCTCACTTTGTTCAACACGAACGAAGCGCAATTTGTTCAGCATCTAGCCAACGTATTGCCGGAAGGATTCGGTCTGTCCCTTACCTTCAGCGGAGTACCAGAACAAGTAGCAGGCGATCGTTTCGCTAGGGTAACTGAAATTTACGATATCAGCGTTGTCAGCACCCCAGCCGCAAACCCCGCTGGCATGTTTTCCGCCTTCACGGCAGTTGACATGAAAAAACTTCAAATGAACGAAGCACCTGTCGAAGTCAAAAAAGAGCTGAGCGAGCCTGCCGTTGTGGTAGCTCCCGCACCCGAAGCTCCTGCCGTTGAAACTCCTGCCGTTGTCGAAGCACCTAAAGCCGAACTGGCTGAAATGCCTGCTGACAAGCCTGCTGAAAAAATGGCAGAACCTACTTTGACCGATATTGCTGGGATGCTTGCAGAACTACTTGCTCTTATGAAAGCGGATGCAACTCAGGACGTGACCGAAGCTCCTGCAGCTCCCGCCGAAGACATGGCCAAACCTTATGGAATGAGCGCCAAGTCTGACGAAAAAACTTCTACCACTTTGGAAAAAGCCAAGGCCGACGCTGCTGGCGCAGTGGCGGTTCCCGCTGAATCGAGCCAACCGCTCGGCCGGGCAGAAATCCTCAATCAATTCAACGCGGAAAAGAATCCGGCCCGTCGGTCGGAACTTCTTCGCAAACTCGGACTGTAATCCAGTCCACTAGGAGAACACTACAATGGCCAACTCAATCGGAACAACGAATGCCAATGTAATCGCTCAGAGGGCTCTCGAGATCCTCGTGGCAGATTACAGCTTCCTCAGAAACTCCGTTACGGATTTTAGCAGCGAAGCGGCTAAATACAACGCATCAGTCTACACCCACCGCATCTCTGCGACCACAGCTCAGGACTATTCCCAGGCTAATGGTTACGCAGCAACTGCGACAACCCAGACGGATGTGCAGATCACTCTTAACAAGTTTAAGCACGTTTCGTATTCTGTGGACGATCAAGAGCGCACCAGCTCCAACATCAACCTGATCGAGCGTTTTGCCGGCGCAGCCGCGCACGCCCTCGGGTTGCAAATGGTTGGGGATCTGTTGGCCCTTGTGACTTCCTCCACCTTCACCAGCGCATTGACGGTTGCTTCCAGCGCCTTCTCCTACCGCTCGGTAGTGTCGGCCGGAATTACCCTCAACAACAACAACTCGCCGGTCACCGGCCGGTACGC